GAAGCGCCAGGATCGTAGGAGGTGCCGCCACCACCAGAGAAACCAGCGTTAGGCTCGTTGAAGAATGCTTCGTCGTAACCAGACTGTGCAGGTCTACGCTCGGAACCATAGTTGGTACGCATTGCGAAGATCAGTCCAGTAGGACCAGTCATAGGTTGAACGCCTGCGATATCGTAAGCGATCAGTTGAGGCATTGAACGTCTGATCAGAGAGATCAGAACAGGGTCGAAACCAGCGGTAGCGCCAGTAGCAGTATCGCTACCAGTGTAACCAGTTGTTTGAAGAGTTTCAGTCAGGATCTGACCTTCTTCTGCTTGTGCTCTTTCTTGGTTTTCGAGGAGTTGTGCGACTACGCCTTTCTTATGGGAATCGGTAATCTCAGGCAGAGACTCGTGATTCAGAACGGGTGCCCACTTCTCCTGGAGGTTTCTTAAAGACATTTTGTACTCCGATTAAAGTGATTAGTTAACAATTATTTGGACCAGCGAGCTAACGCATCGACGTACTTCGACATCGTGGTGCTGTTGGTTTCTTCGACAAGGGGTTCCGATGCTTCCTCAGTGGGGTCGCTTGCAGTTTCTGCAAGTTCAGCCTTTCTAGTGAAGTAGGATTCCTTGATCGTATTGACTTTATTTCTAAAGTCTTCTTCAGTTTCAAACTCAACACCCTCTGCGAGAGAAGCAAGCTTCTCCTTCTGCGTTTCTGCAAGACCCGCAGCGCATTCGTTCACAATCTCCATTTTGACAAACTCGCCAATTCTCTTATTCAAAGATACATTGGCGTCGATTTGCTCGTTGAGTTTAGCTTCCATATCATCTAATTCACCTGCCATACCATCGAGCAGGTTGAATTTTTCTTCAGGAACACTGAAATTGTGCTCCATGAAGAGACCTTTTAGACCGTTGAAGAACGACTCTGCCATCTCAGTCTTAATGCCGTGCTCGATCTGGAGAGCATTCTCCTTCATCCAGTTTTCGGCGGCATAAGTCAGATAGTCGTCTACCTTCTCGGCCAATTCTGTTTTGATCTTCTCGACTTCTTCAGTCAGAGTAGATTCAAATGCTTCTTGCAACGCTTTTACTTCATCATTAACACGAGCAGTTACTACTGCTTCAAAGATTGTTGTTGCTCGCTGTCTGAATTCTTCTGATAATTCTTCACCAGCGACAAGAGCGTCAACATCTTGAGTAAAGTCGTACTTGGTTTCAGAGATTGCCTCTTCGCCATCTTCGGTTTCCTCCATCTTAGCGGATGCATCAGAAGGTTTAGTGCTAGGAACAGGTGCTTTACCTACCGAACCAGCGGCAGATGCTCCTGCATTCTTAGTACCTTTTGCACCTTCCATCGAGTCACTAGTGACATCGATGACTTTCTTTGCGCCACCTTTAGAGGTGTCGATTTTCTCACCAGGTTTTGCGTTCTTGGTGACAGCGTTAGAGCCTTCGTCCACTTGCTCCATGTTATCTAACTCTTTATCGAGGGTCTCAGCCATTTGTTTAAACTCCGTTTAGCATTGCGTTGTCTGTATTTATTTATAAATCACAAACTCTTCAAAAACTTCTCAAACGCGGAAATCTTACGTTCTTGAAGATTGATCAGAGTTGCTTCGTCAATTTCTGTTTTAATTTCTGCTACTGCAGATTCTTTTAGGATACCATTATCCCAAACCCACTCTTTGCCTTCCATGATGCCATCGACAAAAGCGTCGGGTGCGGATGGATCAGCGACGATATCAGCAGCAGTTGCAAGCATAAAGTCGTCCATAACAACATTGCAGTTCTCTTCTTTACGAATTGAACCCATGCCTCTGGATGAAACACCCAGTCTGACACCCTCATCTAAGAGGTTTTTAGCAATAGATCCCATAGGAGTATCAAGTAACTTTGCCTTACCGATAAAGTTATTTCCGTCCTCTTTCAGGGACATGATCTTGTGGGAAACACGATCAAGATTGATGGAAGGACCATCGGGATGACCTAATTCTCCAAGGGCACGCCCTTTTTGAATGTAGTTCTCATCGTATTTAGCAACTTCGCGAGACAAAGTTCTCAAAGGATACATTCTACCATTGCGGTTTTTTAATTCCGCTTGTAGAAATACACCTTCAATGAAGTAATTTTTCTTCCCTTCTTTTTCCTCACAGAGGAAATCAATCTGGGTAATTTCTTCAGCTATCAGTCTCATCGGTTTGTTCCTCAGGTTCTTCGGTTTCTTGTTCGGCAGATGCCTCAGGAGCATCTACTTCATCAGTAGGAGGATCTTCTGGTTTACGACCATCGATCTCTACATCTTCTGGTTCTGACTTATCTGTTGCAAGATCTGCAGCAACTTGGTCTGCAGCGTCTTGACCAGTATCATCTAATTCAAAACCCATACTTTTTGCAAATTCAAGTTTCTTCGCTTGAACTGCGTCGTATGCTACAGCACTCAACGCATCATTTACGGAGTCGATAGCAGCTGCTTTCTCATCCCCGAAGATTTGATTTACAATTTGATTTGCAATTTCGCTAGGCATAATTTACTCCCATTACTATTATTTATTATTTAGAATTCTCCCCTCTTAGCATCGCCCGCGTCTACTGCGGGTCCCTCTTGAGCGGACATGTCATCTGCAGGTGGTGCATTGCCAGGATCCATAGCGGGATCCATCTCTGCCATTGGATCAACAATAAGACCTGCTTCGCGTTCAGAATCGATTTGTTTGTCAATTTCCTTGATCTCCTGTTCAGTTTGTTTCAGGACTTGACGGCGCATATAATCAATAGAGAAATATTTGCCGACATAAGGATCCATAGTGTTGACTTGATTCATACGCTCATTACGAATCTCAATTTCTTTCAATTCGGTGAAGTAATTATCAGCGATAAAGTCAAACTGGATGTGTTCCTTCATCTCATCCCATTCTTCCAAAGACATAACGCCTTTCAGAATAAGTTGAGTTTTCAAAAGATCCATGAATAATTCAGAGAATCTCTTGCGGAGACGTGCGATGAACTTCTGGAACTTTACTTCGTCCCTAGTAATTTCAGCAGCACGACCGATATTGAATGTAGTTTCAGTCTCCAATCTGGAGGAAGGTACATTCAGTGCTTTGTAGAGTTTCTTTTGGAAGTATTTGACATCCTCAAGTTCTCCAAGATTCTGTCCACCTGGGAGCGTAGAGATTTCAGTTCCTCTACCGCCTTCCCTTCTGGGTAACCAGAAGTCTTCAAGCATCGACATGAATTTTTTGTCGTCCTTGATTTCGCCTGTGTTTGCGTCATATACAAGTTTATTTCTATAGCGTCCCATAACTTCACGGAGATATTGCTCCGCTTTGTTCTTAGGAAGATTGCCAACATCGATGTAGAAAATTCTACGCTCAGGTGCTCTACTCAAACGATAGATGACCAAAGAATCTTCAATCATGCGAAGTTGATTGACTGCCTTAATCGCCTTATGCAGGTGACTAAGAGTCATATTTTTATTTAAATCTTGAATGCCTGAATGGCAATATGTAATAGAATCAGGAGTAATTTTCATTCCCTGATTCGTAGAATTCTTTAAACCTTTGGGATTATAAAGAAAATACTCTGCTGCTTTCTGTGTGAGTTGAGTATTCAGATCAACACCGCGTAATTGTTCGGGTTTCTTCTGTTCGTATTCAGTAACCTTACGAATTTTACGAGGATCGATATAACGTAATTCTGCAAGACCACCACTGGGATTTTGTGGATCAATTACTTTGTGATAAAATAATCTTCCGTCAACATACCAACGACGGAAAATTTCATATGCACGATTTTCAAAATCTAAGAGACGAAGAATTTCATCAAACTCTTCTCTCATCAGTTTTTTAATTCTATCTGATGCTTTTAAATTAGATAGTTCTAATTCAATAGGAACATCATCAAAGTTTCCACAAATTGTTTCATTGACAATATCATCTACCGCACTATCACACTCAGGGTTCAAAACCATTTCCCTATATCGGGTAATCAGTTCGTAATCATTACGGATTGTACCATCAAAGTCAACAGAATATCCATAATATCCGCCACCTACTACGGGTTGCGAACCATCCATATTATCTTTTTGAACAAAAGAAGGCCCCTTAGGGACCTTCTTTGCTCTTTCAAGTGAAAAACCGAAGAGCTGAGACATTA